GTTTTCTCCTATTAAGCGAGGTTAATTAAATTGCCACCCGAAGCATGGCAGTGCTGGTTACTTTATCCAGCGGCAATTGACGAATGCCAGTGAAATCTCTCGGACGCCTTATACCGTAGCATCAAACAGCCCTAAGGTGGGTTCTTTTTATTTAGTAGTCGTCGGCTTTTTACCGATGTTATACTTGGCAACCAATTCCCATTGATCTTTCTCTTTGAAAGACACAACCTTAATCTGGGACAAGGATGCTTTTTGTTCAGCTTTCGCAGGAACTACGATCTTTAGTAACTCCCAGTCTTGCAACAGAGAGGCGATAGCGTTACGGCGTTCAACGTCACCAGAAGTGATATTGGATTCCTTGCCATCGAGAGCGAATAGTTCTTTGAAGTGTACGATGAAGTATCTGCCTTGCTTATGTAAAATATGGCAAGACTGATACAGTTTGTTTTCTTTACGGGATGCGATACCGATACGAGTAAGTGTCTCACGAACCTTCAAGAAGTTATCTGGTTCAGGTAAAGTCACCTCAAGCATTGAGTCAGGCGTCCAGTCGTAATAAACCATTTCTACAGTCATTATCTTCCACCTTTGTATAATTTTTCTTTTATCATTGTCAATTGTTCATCTGAAAGGACAGTCAATGCCTCTTTCGCCTTTTCGTTGGAGTAACCGAAGTACTCCTTGACTAAGAGCATGGATACTGAATCGCTTTTTCTTAGCAATACTATTTAGGAAATAAGAGAACTGCCACTCTTCAGGTGTGCTAGGGAAACGATTCATTTCGTTAGCATACATGACAGTGTCGGGGAAATAAGACAGACCACGGTTTACGATGAACGCAGCATAGTCTTTCTTTGCTTGGGGATCGTTAAATAGGTTTTCTTTCGTGAAGTTGATAGCATTGATGAAGTCGAATGGGCTCATGCTAACCCCATTTCTTTCAGGTTCTCTGGAGTAGCTGCGAATCGTTTTTCAGGATAGCGTTTAGCCAGAGCGTCCTCTAGTTCTTTCATAGAAGAACCCTGTGCCATGAACTCATTATTATCACTATCGCTGAAGACGTAATACACTTCTCCATGCTTCTCGATCTTGATGCGGATTAGTTCATCGGCAGATTCTTCGGCTTCTTCTAGCTGTTGGACAAACTTCTCGACTCTGCGCTTGGCTGCAGTTTCTCTCGAAGTCCAACCGAATGCAAAACCCAAAGCAAAGATAACAAGATAGATGAAAAGTTCTTCCATGTTAACCTCACTTGAATTTGCAAGAAGTCATAACCTCAGTTAGAGCAGCCATGATGTTCAACTCATGATCAGCAACGAATGCAGCCTTGTACTGATAGTCAGCCAACACTAGAACCAGCTGCGGAATGCTTGCTGGTTGCAACGATGTAGTGGCAGAGTCGTACAGTTGACGGAACAGAACCGAAGTCTCAACGTCTGAGTTCTTACCGACCCACTTACGTGTCTCAGTGAAGTCTTTCGCAGCGAGATGCTTGACCAACTCTCTGAAAGATTCTTCGGACATGTTGACCAGAATACCAGAGTCGATCTTACCAGACACAGAGTAGCGCTGAAGTTCGTTCAGGATACGGCGATAGTCAGGGAAGTGTTTGCCGATTAGTTCAGCAACGACTTGTGGATCAAACTCAACTTCTTCGTTCTTCAGGATCTGTGTGACACGCTTATAGAATGCGACAATGATGTCCTTCTTCTCTGCAGCATCGACTTTGAATTCGACGTTTACGCAACGAGAGCGAAGTGGCTCAATGATTCGGTTCTTAAAGTTACATGTGAAGATGAAGCGACAGTTAGCCGAAAACTCTTCAATGAAAGAACGTAGCGCAGGTTGCACAGAGTCAGCATTCATGTAGTCAGCTTCGTCGATGATAACAACCTTCTTAGCGTCAGTCAATGAAACAGAAGAGGCGTATTGCTTAATTTTGGTACGCAACGTATCAATCTGGCGACCTTCGTCAGATCCGTTGATCATGATGTACTCTGCACCAACCTCATTACACAAGGCTTTGGCTACAGTAGTTTTACCTGTACCTGCTGTACCACTAAACAGGAAGGTTGGAAGTTCACCTTGTTCGATAAACTCTTTGAAAGTCTTCTTGAGAGACTCGGGAAGAATACACTCGTCAATGGTTTGAGGTCTGTAGGACTCTACCCACAAAAACTGGTTTTCAACTCTATTAATCATAACAAAAACTCCAATTTTATAAATAAAAGGTCGGGAACATTAGGTTGCAGCCTAATACTCCCTAAACAATACAACCATTAGGAGTGGTCATATGTCTAGTATTATCTATCGAATCACCAATGCAGTCAATTCTAAATTCTACATTGGTAAGACTTCGAAAACAGTGCAGGAACGATTCCAGAGACACTGTTACAATCATCAAAAGCAAAACACCTATCTCTATAAAGCCATGCGTAAATATGGTGTAGAGAACTTCACCATTGAAATCCTAGAGGAAACTAACTCTCCAAATGAGAGAGAAATTTACTGGATCAAAACCCTACAGCCGCATTACAATATGACCATCGGTGGAGATGGTGGTGACACTTCTAAATCTGAGAACTATAAACTAGGTATGAAGAATAGGGTACACCCACACAAACCAACTTATGGAATGCTAGGTAAAGAACACCCAATGAAAGGTAAGTCTTTAACTAAGAATTGCTGTCCAGTGATTTGCGAGGGTATTGAGTATTCTTCTGTCGCTGACGCCCAAAAAGCGTATGAAGGAATCAGTATCAGAAAAAGACTCGACAACCCCAAATACCCAAAGTTTTATCGCTTACGAGATAAAACTACTCGCTCTTAGAACTCGAATGTCGAATCAGCTTCAACAGCGACGTAATAAACCAAATCACCTGCGCCTTTGAAGCGAGAGATTTTCTTGCTTGAGATACTCACAGTGTAATCGCCTGGAAGCATCTTCAAGTTTTCAACTTTCAAGTTGACACGGAATGTCTTATCAGTATCACCAACTGGTTCGCTGAAAGAGTTACCTGCAGCATTCTTCTTGTCACCAACAACGGCAGTAACCTTGGAACCATCGCCAACGATGGAAACGTCAGACGCACGAAGAACAGATGCTGTCTTGTGAATCATGTTCAACATCGCAGCAGTCATTGTGAACTCAATCTCAGCAGCTGGGAATGTGATAGCCTTTTGTGGTGCAGTCAACACAGACGCTTCAGCAGCGAAGTATTTAATGCTCATGCTACCTTGCTTGATGGTGACGTACTTCTCGCTGAAGTCCAATTCTGGATCCTCGAACAAAGACATCGCACCCAAAAACTCGTTCAAGTCGTAGATACCAAAGTCAGGGAATGTCTCGCTGACTGTAGCATCAGCCATCACGTTCTTCTGAGCAGAGATAGTTGCCAACTTATTGCCTTGTTTCAACAGCAAGTTGCTATTGATGCCAGCGAAGTTCTTGAACAGGGTTAGGGTTTCTTTACTTAATTTCATTATTTCTCCTATCAAATGAATACATTACTATGTATAACGAATTATGCCTGAAAGTTTCCTTGCAGGCAAATATATTTTATTCCATCAAGACGTAGTCGTCTTTACTAACACCACACTCTGGGCAGTTGACTGTGTCTGGAAGACTCAACCAATCAGCTTCAGACAATTGGTGACCACAAACTACACATACGTAGATACGTTCGCTCATAGGGAATCCTTTACTTGTTGATATGCTTCTGCATGTCGTTTCTCAACTTTCGCCAATGCGGCGAAACGCTTCTCTGCCAAAGCCAGAACCTTACGGAACTGCTCAGCGTGTTCTTGTGATTCTGCAATCTGGTGAGCAGCTTCACGTTCAGCTTCTTGGTTTCCTTCGGCTACAGCTTCAGCTTGCATCTTTGGATACATCTCAGTGAACTCATGAGTCTCACCAAGGATGGCGAGATGCAAGCATTCTTTGGTAGATGGTTTACCAATCAGCAACTCAAGGTGACCCCATGCATGGAGAATCTCTTGGTCAGCTGTATGTTCGAAGTGTTTAGCAACTTCTTCGAAACCTTCAGCGCGAGCCAACTTAGCGAAGTAACGATACTTGATATGAGCCATTGATTCGCCAGCCAATGCGCTCTCAAGATTTTTAATTGTAATAGACATAATTTCCTTTTACCAATCAGAACTTGGTCCAGAGTCTGATGAAGATGAATACGAGTCGCTAGAACTTGAAGACCAAGAACTAGATGTATCCATAGAACTAGAGATTGACTTGCGAGAATCGCTGTCGTCAAAACCCCATGAACTTTCAGTCTTGCTAACACCAACGCTACGTTCTTCACGAACAGGTTCAGAACGAGAGTTATCATTCCAGTGGTGGATTGTATTAGCAATCATAGCAATATCAGCGACATCGCTAAGAATAGACTGAGTTGGTGATTGTACATAGTAAGTTGGAGCAACCTCTGTGCCACGAGACACGCCAAAGGACTCGTCACGTTTAACGAACTCACGCTTCTTTGGTGGAGCGTTACTTGCTGCTGTTTTTGCCATAGCAGCGCGAGCCACGTTTGCGTCTTCACGGAGTTTCTTACGTGCTGCTTCGTCGCGTTCACGCATTCGTTCGATGAGTGCTTGACGATCCTTCTCTAGTTTAACTCGCATTTCGTGGGCTTTGAGTAGGTGACGGACGAAGAGTCCAGTAACGCAGCAAGCTGCGAAGAAGATAACAACGGCTAGGATATCGTCCATATTACTTACCCACGTTCAACACAGGAGATGGACCACCAAGAACCAGAGTACCACCTTTGAACTGGGCGATAGCTTGGGCTTGAATCTTTGCAGCTTCAGCATTCATCATACGAGTCTGAGCATCCATGTATTGGATAGCGCCAGTGTTTTGTGCCAAGGCTTGAATACGTTTAGCTTCAAGTTCAGCAGTACGAACTTCGGCTTCTTTCTGTTTGGTTTCGTTCTTGGCACGAACCAATGCGTTTGCTGATTCAACAACTGTGTCAGCAGGGATCACGTTACGAATCAGAACCTGTGTAATGTTAATCACACCACCAAGGTTTTCAGATGCCAGAGTAGCAGTAACTGTGTCGCGAACTTCAGCCTCCATAACAGAACGATTGTCTCCCATGTTCAACGCTTCATGCTTTCGAGCAGCTTTGTAAACAGCGTTACGAGTTGCGTTGAAGATGTAGTTGTACATCAGGTAGGTGTCGCCATTATGAACAGCGTGGAACGACTTGTTCTTTGTGTTGTAGATCTCAGCGATCTGACTTGGGTTGATGTTGTAGATAACAGTCAAGTCGAAGTCTTTCATCGTGGAGTTGTCAGCAGCCTGTGGGTTCAGGTCGTCAACTTTCACGGCAACTTCTTTGACTGGGAATGTCAACACATCACCAACGAGAGTTTGGTTGAAAGAGCCTGGAAGCAATTCGTCGTTCTTAACTTGCTTGTCGAAACCGACACGCAGACCAACTTCACCAGTCTCGATACGAGTACACGCTTGGAGAGAAGCCAGAGCCAACACCAAAGCACCAATTTTCAAAAACGATTTCATAATGAATCCTTAAAATAAAACAACGATAAAAAACAAGAGAGTGAACGCGATGATAGAAGTAACAAGGCTATACATAGCAGCCTTGAACATGTCTACCTTAGCTTCAAGTGGTGAGTGCCAGAAGAAGCTAATACCGAAGAACACGATAGCCCAGACAGCTAAGAAGGCAATTATACCTCGAATCATTGCTGAGCCTCAATTTGAGTTGCCAACTTGAATTCCTTGGCTAGTGCCTCGTGCTGTTTGTGAGAGCAGTAGAATTTCCACTCGCTCACAACCTTGTTGCCATTCTCAGTAACCCAGTAGCCGAGAACAGTGTATGCCTCTTTGCCATCGTCACCCATACGTTCGATAGAGAACACATCCATGTTCTTCCAATCAATCACGAATGTAGATGACTGTACGTCTGCTAGGACTTCTTCAGACTTCTCTTTGCGCATGCGAGTTAAGTCTGCGGTGAGTTGTTCAGTGTGTCGCTCAAGTTCAGCAATGCGATACTTGGCAGCTGCTAACTCATGTTTCAATTCTGAATTATCGAAAAACATTATTTTGTATCCTTACTATACTTAACTGCATGCTCATACAAGAAACTCAAACAACACATGGCGTGTGCCAAGTGATGGATGCCAGACTCGGGATCAATTTCTTCTCCCATTTTCCATGCCCAGACATGACGCTGCATTGCTGCGAAGTAACGTCGTTTGGAATCAGGAACCAGTTGCCAATTATCAGGCGCATACTTCTGCGCACCGAAGGTTAGGACTTTAACCATTTCCTCTTGAGCCAGAGGTGGAATCAGGTCATAACGTAGTTTGTCGCTATCAAATTTACGACCATCTGGTGCTTCTTTATCTTTTTTAGTAGCCATATTATCTCCAGTGAATCAACTATGGGCACTCATAGAATGCCCATAAGCAATTAGCCTCGAGTGAAGACTGTTGCACCAGCCACGCGATTAGCGATAGCGATCATAGTCTTGCTTGGCTTACCAATAC